AAAAATGAACCCCTTCAGAAGCCCAAATTTGACTTCTAAAGGGGTTTTATCTTTTAGGTATATAAATGTATTAGTTATTCAGAAACAATCACATCTGCATAGCCTTCTGCTGACAGCAGGGCATCTGCATCCGCTTTATATGGTGTGTATAATGAAGTTTTTATGAAGTAAGCCCTATATTTTTCTTGACCTTTTTCAAGTGAAACATCTGCTGCCCGTTCAATTACCGTTGCAATAAATCTACTCATTGGAACATCCCCCTTTCTACATCATTAAAGATGGAATCACTTCTGACATAAGAGTGTCCAGGGTTTCTAAAAATGTTTCATTCTGTTCTGACAGTAATTCAATATATTCATCTTTTTCATACTGAATCATGTCATATTCATAGCCAATGAATTCATTTTCTTCACCAACATTTTCACTGACTTCAGTAATGTTTTTATGAATCCATACACTGAATTCATCAATAACCATGGGTTTTGGGCTTATTGTGCTTCTTACCCTTCCATAATCCTTCATTTTAATCCACCTTTCTTTTAACATATTTTTCATAATATTCATCAGCAAAAGGTTGGATTGGTTCAATATATTTCTTACTTAACCTGTAACTATCACACCACATTAACCAACCTTTATAAGAATTAATTGAACACCATTCAGAATAATTCATTTGTTCACCGCTGAAGCATTTCTTTTTAATCTTATTCATCTTTTTCTTGAAGTTCTTACAAGTTGATTTTCTCAATAATGTATAATCAAAGAAAAATCTATATCCAACAAAATCAACACCCCTAATAAATGTGGGAAACACTTGCCAATTTTCTTTGATTTTAAGCTTTAATTCATCCCTTAAATATTCTTCAATATCAAGTCTTAATTTGTGCAATTCTTCTTTATTGCTTCCAAATATAACAATGTCATCCATGTATCTGAAGTAATACTTAACCTTTTTGACTTCTTTAATCCAATGGTCAAAGGATGAAAGATAAAAGTTTCCGCTATATTGTGAAAGATAATTTCCAATAGGAATTCCCACACCACCAGGGGTTGAATCAATAATTTCATCAAGCAGCCAAAGAAGGTCATCATCCTTAAAAATCCTTCTGTATTTGGCTTTCAAAATGTCATGGTCAATACTTGGATAATACTTTTTAATATCAAATTTCAAAGTGTATTGGGTTCCATAAGGGTCTTTCATAAAAATACCTGGAACATATACTTGTTTTCCATCTACTTCTTTATAATAACCCCTTATCCGCTTAACAACTTGATGAATACCCCTTCCTGGAATAGCTGAATAGGTGTCTTTAGTAAAATTATTTATTAAAATGGGTTCTATGACCCGCATAATTGCCCATTGGCAAATTCTATCAGGAAAATAAGGTAATTTATAAATTTCCCGTTCTTTTTCACCGTCTTTTTTCAGAAAGGTTTCGTATTCAGAAGTTTGATAAGTCTTATTTACTAGTGATTCCTGAAGCTTCTTTAAGTAATATTCTTCATTTGCATTGACAAGTTTAACTTCTTTATACCACCCCTTTCCTTTTCTTGCATTTTTATGTGCAAGCTTTAGATTTTCCATGTCATAAATTTTAGTATATAAATTACCGTATCTTTTCATAGACTTCCCACCAATTGTTGTATGCACTATTCCCGAATCTTCAAACGGTTTATTGAATATTAATTTTCAATAAACCTACCAATACAGGATTAGTTTTATTTCTATGTTTTGCCAAGAGGCAGGGCAAGTAAAAAGCACAATATAAATTTATTTTAAGTGCATTTAGTAGCTGCCTGCTGATGTTACGATTACGATTAGCTGACGAATTATTCACATTCCAATAGAAACTGCCTGCATTAGAACCATTATTCCATTGACTGCCTAATTGAGAAACCTGAAATAAGTAAAAAAAAATATTCTTTTTACTTGCCCATAATATTCCATAAATTGTCAATTAGCTTTGGGGTACATACAGCAGCCGCCCGCCGAGGTAACGATAACGATAAGCCGACGAACTATTCACACGCCAACAGAAACCGCCCGCATCAGAACCACTACCCCACCGACCGCCCAAGAGAGAAACCCGCCAGCCGGATGAAGCATGGTCTTGATAAAAATAATCACCAATAGGCAAACTTGAATCACCAAGGGTTTCTGTTGGTAAGAATAAGAAATCACATGTTTCTGACCAACCGATTGCTGAAACATAACCGTTTCTTTTTGCTAATGTAAACCCGGTATTTTTATATGGTGAAGTCTTAATATCATCCGTAAAACCATAATCAGTATACCAGGCATCATGAACACCGCCACCAATTTCAATATTTAATCCGTCAACCCAATACCAAATATTGCCCCAAAAGTTTTCTTCACCACGATATGTGACGGAAACCAATCCATTTGTTCCAGCAGCCATTCCTGAAGCATTTCCAAGGTTGGTTGTTGCACCTGTAAGTTCACTCATATTGGTTGAACCGTTATCAGTTTTGCTTACAACACCTAAACCTATATTTGATTGCATATTAAATGAAGCATATTCAATAATGAAAAGTAATTGGGTTACAGCGGCAGATAAAACATCAGAAATTTGCCATCCAGTTCCCCTGTTATTAGCAAGCTTTCTTGCATTTGCTCTTGTAAGGTTTTGAGTTAATCCGCTTGCAGGTTTAGCATAAGCAATTGATGAAAGTTTATCTGCATTGAAATTAGCAACCTGTTCATCAGCTAATAAATAGGTTACTGCCGATTCATCATAAATACTGCCTTCATATGCTGATAAGTAAATCTTATCAACTTCAACCCCATTTCTAACAAAAGCAGGATGAACCTTAAAGCCAACCTTTGGTGTATCAGAAACATAATATCTTGCTTTTCTCATGTGGTAACCTTTGCTTTTTCCACCAGCAACAGTTTTTGTCACTATCGCAGTAACACCAGTTGAACCGCCATTAAATGTTCCGGTTGTTTTTACACCTGTTTCATTGCAGGTAAATATTACACTGTCACCGCTTCCGCTTGTTGTCCAGCCATTAAAAGTTGCACTTCTTATTTTAGACGCAACAGTATTTATATCATCACCTGCTGTAACAGCAACCGTAAAATTAACACCATTAAGAGTTATTGTTAAATCACCGCTGGTGCTACATCCTGCTGTTATTTTAAAGGTATTTACTTCAGCATAATCAGCAATAGGTTCAATTTCTAAAGGAACAACCTTGTAATAAAATTTTGGTTGTTCAACCATTACTTGACCATTTGAACCATTTTCAATATATCCTGGTTCACCATAATAAGCTTTTACTGTTCCATCATCAGCAAGGTTACATCTTCTTCTACCGCCAAAAGCTTTAATGCTGTCAAAATCAGCACCAGGAGTTTTATTTACTGCACCAGCAAGCCTTGTAAACTTTTTATTCTTAAAATCCACTTCAACACCAACAATATCATTTTCAGTATAACCAATGAACCCTTTAACATCAGCTATTTCAGCAACTAAATTATTGACCATTTCAACAGTTGCAGTTGCATTTGGATTGACTGTAATATTCACATTGTCAGCATTACCAACAACTGTTTCAATGTCAACCAAAATACTGGAAGCTGATATTCCACCTTGTGGGGGCATCCAATCCGCTTCAATTGCAGTGGTTATTGAATAAAGAATTTCCCCTTCCTGTGGGTCAACTGCATAAAGTCCAATATTTCTAACATAATAACCTGCTTCCAAGGCAGCATTTGTGAAAACCCCACTTACTCTAATTTTAGCAGGGGAAACTTTTGTTACATTAGCAACATCCGTTGTCTGTTTTATACTTGAAAGACTGGTTAGTTCTTCAAAATTAGTTCCACTTGGGTATTGATAATCTGAAGTTCTGATTTTTGTAAAGTTTGGTGTTGCTGTTCCGGCAACTATTTTTGCTATTAAAGCATGACCTTTCTTTGTAATAATTGTGTTATTAAAACTTGCCATTGTTCATTAACCACCTTTCTTTAATCTGCACTTTTTAATGAATAAACAGTTCCATCAGTAACTATGGAACCTAATTTTACATCAGAAGAAACTTGATAATTTGCATTAATATTTGAAGTCAACTTATAATGTTTACCATGTATAATACTTGAACCAAAGTTTGCTTTAGATATTAGTTCATAATCTTCATCTATATTTGAAGTAAGAATATAATGTAAACCACAAATGGTTGCACTTCCAAGATGCAATGCTGTTTCTTTTTGGGCAAATAAAATATTTTCAGCATTTATAATCAAGTTACATGGAATCATCTTATCCAGCAGATTATAAAGTTCATTTAATCCACCATAAATTCCCATGTGAGTTGTTAGGTCAATGATATATTCATCATTTCTTAAAATAATGGTATAATTTCCTTCACCACATAGAACATCAAGCTTGTTTAATAAAGAATTCCAGGTATAAGGAATTCTATCATTCCACCTTGCAATTACCCTGAATATTCTTGATTGTAAGGTGTCATCCGCTGAAGGTTTTATTCCAAGTATTTTTTCATATCTTGCAATTCCAGCTTCATCAGCATCATGAATAAATAAATTACCTAAAACTTT